AAGAACACCTATCATTACCGGCTCAGGCAAGCGATTGAGGGCGAAGGCGAGCCACAGGCCGCCTACCTACATGAGAACGTAGGCGAGGACTATGCCAGGCAGATCAAGGCCCAGGAGCGCAGGCTGGACCGGCAGGGCCGGGAGCAGTGGGAGAAGGTCGGACAGGATGACCACCTGATCGACTGCGAGGTTTACTGCCACGCCGTCGTGGATCCGGAGTGGCCCGGGGGAGGGATTCAGCTTCTCCGGAGACCACAGGGCAGGAAGGGCAAGGCGCAGCCGCAACATAGTCAACCCAGGCAAGGCGGACAGCCCAGGCAGAGGCCCGGGGGAGATGTCCGCAGCAAGCCATCATGGTTTCATAGGAGGTAATCATGGCGAAGAACAAGGGACAGGGCAAGAAGCAGGACCAGGACCAGCAGCCGCAGGTGGACCGGCGAAGACTGGATGTGGCGCAGACAGCGCAGAGGCTGGGGGTGAGCAGGAGCACGGTTTACAGGCTTATCCATCATGGGCATTTGAAAGCGGCGGCATTCGGGTTGTATCGCGGAATGCAGGTTTGGCAATCCTCGGTAGAAGAATACGAGAAGCAAAAGGCCGAGGAGGCAGCGAACTCGGCGATATAATACGATTATCAAAAGGGAGGCCTAGCATGGGGATTCATTTTGAGCTTAACAATGATTTCAACACGGAAAGAGAGCCAAAGTTAATGCCAATCTTAAACCACATTTTTTCTGAGTGCGATGTTCAGATTAATGTAGCCAACGAGAGACTCGATTTTCGTGACTTGGACGAACACCTTGTGCGCGAACTATTGTCTAACAGCACTTCTTATGGTTTTCCTGCCTTTACTCAATGCGATATAGACATTGGACTTGAGTACAAAGGGGAAGTTGTGGCGACGATGAAAATGAGCGACTTAATTGAAAAGGCTCACAAAGAAGCTTCATGCATCATAGAGGAAGAACGTCCTGTCATGACGAATGAAGACAAAGAGTACATCATCTGTTGTTTTAGCAGGATTGAGGAAACTGCTCGCAAGATAAAAGATCATTTAAGGAGTCAATAATTTTTCATCGCTTAACAAGAGTTAAAGCCCGTCTTTCCATGGTGAAGGCGGGCTTTTTCATATTTTTCACAGTTTTCACATTTTGCATAGTCGTCACACGTTGCAGACACACTCTTCTCCCCCTCCTATTCTGTCCCCATGTCTACCGTCTTTACCGACCTTGAAGAGGTCGATGCCCAGATAGCTGTCTACAAAGAAGCACTCAAGTTCGTTGCGAGTGGCCGGGAATACCAGATGTCCGACGGCCGCACGCTCACGATGCCCGACCTTTCCGAGATCCGGCGCACCTTAAACTGGCTCCGACGCGAACGCGCAGCTCTGGCCGGTACCGCTGGACCTAAAATACTGAGGGGGCGCCCCAAACGATGAGTTCACCGAAACCGACCCTGCTTGATCGCACGATAGCCCATTTCGCCCCCCAGGCTGGATTTAAGCGACTCAAGGCCCGCATGGCCTGGAATATGCTCTCTCCGGTTAAGTCTACTGCGGGGAGTGCTTCTGGCTCTATTGGCAACTGGATAGTGCGTTTCCTGAGCCGCTTCAACGAAGGCGAGCATCATTCCCGGTCCACCGCCCGGGCCCAGGACCTCGTAAACAATGACGCGCACGCGGCCTCGGTCATTGACTCGATGGCAATGAATATTGTCGGAACCGGGATCCAGCCGCAGAGCCGCCCCAAAGCGGACAAGCTCGGGTGGAGCGAGGAGCAGACGCGGCAGTTTCAGCAGCAAGCCGAGTGGATATATCGCAAATGGAATCCCTACGCGGACGCTCGCGGAATGCTCTCTTTCGATGAGCTGCAGTTCCTTACCATCCGCTCCATGCTGACCAATGGCGAATATTTTCGCATCCCGATTATGAAGCAGGGCCGGAATCGCCCCCTTGGCCTTGCTTTTCAGGGGCTTTCCCCGTTCCGCGTGGCTACGCCGAGCGACTATCAGACTGACTATATGGTCCGGCAGGGGATTCGCCTGGATCCCAATGGAGCTCCGCGACGGTTCTACGTCTACGACCCGCCCCCAGAAGTGCAGATGCCGGCTACGCAGACCGGGCCCACGGGCTTCTCTACTCAATATTTCAAGACTTTTCCAGCTTGGCTTTCCCCGCGCCGCCCCGGAATGATGCATGGCTTTGTTCAAAAGGAGGAAGAACAGATCCGCGGTGTCTCCGTGCTGGCTCCGGCCATGAAGATGTTCAAGGACCTGTCGGATTATCTGGATTTCGAGCTCGTGGGGGCCATCGTGGCGAGTTCTTTTCCAGTCTTTGTTGAGACGCAAAATCCAAAAGAAGCAGCAGAGGTCTACGAGACCGAAGGTGATGAGGAAGAGGAGAAGACGAGATACCAGGAAGTGTCTCCGGGACAAATGATGTATGGAAACACCGGAGAAAAGCCGCACATCCTTTCTCCGGAACGTCCAAGCAATACTTTTTCCGATTTCGTCAAGCGGAATCTTCAGGCCCAGTCAGCTTCCGTTGGCGTGCCCTATGAAGTAATCGCCAAGGACTTCTCGCAGACCACCTACAGCAGCGCAAAGGCTGCCCTCAACGAGGCGGACCGCACCTATCGCACATACCGTCAGCACTTCATAGCGCAGTTCCTCCAGCCCACTTGGGGAATGGTCCTGGAAGAAGCGTGGCTACGTGGTGAACTTGAGCTCCCGGAGGGCTCCCCAGATTTCTACGAGGCCTACGACGAGATTACGCGGGCAGCCTGGATTCCCCCCAAGAAGGGTCACATCGAGCCCGTAAAGGAGACGCAGGCCGACGTGAAGGCCATAAAGGAAGGCACGAAGACCTTCTCTCAGGCCATCCAGGAGCAGGGCGGCGATTGGGAGACCCATCTGGAGCAGAGAAAGCGCGAGCAGGACAAGATCGAAGAGCTGGGCCTCCAGCTCGGAGAGAAAAAGCAAGGCTAGGAGGGCAACAATGCCTCTTACTCATAACAGCAAGACCGCCGAGAACGAGCCCGCATGGGGCGATGTGGACAAGACCAAGCTTCCCCGAAAGGCCCATGCCGACATGGGCAACCCCGAGGACAAGACTTCGTGGCGATATCCTCACCATTGGGTCAAGAACGGGGAAGTAGACGAGGACGATTACGGCAACGAGGTCTACGTCTCCGGGGATATGTATCTCCACGAGGGAGGTCTGGATACCGCTTGGGCCTACGCTCAGGGAGCACGAACCGGTGAGAAGGCTTCCCAGGAGGTTCGGGAGCATCTGCGGCGGCATCGGAAGGCCCTCGATAAAGACGATGGCGGCGAGGAAGGCAAGGCACTGCCCAATGGTCTCTACTCCGGCATGCATGGCCCTTGGGCTATAACCCGCACCGGAATGGATAATGTCATCGCCATGGCTGAGCGGGCCGAGGCCAAGCAGGGCCTCGTGACCCAGGAAGGGCGACAGCCTCAGAATACGAGCCTAACTCAGATCCGGGGTGATGTGGCGGTGATCAGCGTTATCGGTCCCATGTTCCACTACGAGAATATCCTGACGATGCTATTTGGCCTCCCCGCTACGGAGATCGTGGCCCAGGAATACCGGAAGGCCTTGGACAATCGTGAGGTCAACAGCATCGTCCTTTGGATCGACAGCCCGGGCGGACAGCTTGGCGGGATCAGTGAGCTCGCGCAGCAGATCGCCAAGGGCAAGCAGAAAAAGCGCACCGTGGCCTACGTGGGCGACTTTGGGGCGTCCGCCGCCTACTGGATCGCCTCCGCAGCTTCCGAGATCGTGGCGATAGATACAGCGGAACTCGGAAGCATCGGGGTGGTCCTTGGGCTCCGGCGCAGTCCCAGTGACTCTATCGAGATAGTGGGCAGTCAGTCTCCCAAGAAGCGGCCGGACCCGGACACAGACGAGGGCAGGCGGCAACTGCAGGAGCAAGTGGATGCGCTGACCGGCGTTTTTATCAGCGCCGTATCCGAATATAGGAACCTGGCGCAAACACAGGTCACATCCCTGCAGGGGGATGTGGCGATAGCGGCTCAGGCCATCAAGGCGGGGCTCGCCGACCGTATCGGCAGCCTTGAGGGCGTAATTAGGGAACTTTCAACCGAGCAAAACATAGGAGCAAGCATCATGGGCGATATCACAGCAGAAGGGATCAAGCAGAGTAATCCCGAAGTGGCAAAAGCCTTGGCCGAAGAAGGCAAGCAGCAGGCCAAGCAGGATCAGCAGGAACACGATCTTTCCATGATCGAGGCCGTGCTGGGCACCGGGGCCAAGGATCAGGTCAAGGGCGCCTTGGATACTGGTATGACCGCCGATCAGTTGCAGCAGGCCAAGCAGCTCTTCGGAGGCAAGGGCGAGGAAGACAAGGATGGCAAAGGTCCCTCCCGCAAGGAGATCCTGGCTGCCACCGAGCAGGCCCACGGCGAAGAGGGCGTGCGAACCGGCGGCGAAGAGCCCAAGAAGACCGGTTTGAGCGAGGACGCCAAGCGCCGGGCCAAGGAGAACGAGGGCGGGGAGTAAACGGGTAAACTATAGCCCCTAGATTTCAATTAGTAAACCATAGCGAGGTGTAGATATGGCCGTGACAACCGAACCCAAAAATCTTCGCGATGTCCTGCTCTACGAGGACGAAAATCGCATGAGCCGGGAGGCCGTGACCTTCCAGAGCGGTAACACCATTGCCGTCGGTCAGGTCGTGGGTCGCGACTACAAGGCCAAGACTAACTTTACGCAGGATAGCGGAACCGGCCTGAGCACCGGCGACGTTTCCCTGGGTCCCAACGCCAAGAAGGGTGACTACGTGATCCATGGAACCGGAACGGACACCGGTTACATAATCGACCCGGATGGCTATCGAGTGGATGATTTTAGCACCCTCCCTCATGCCGGAAAGCACATAAGCATCGACTCCGGCACTGTCGCCAGCGGTGACCAGTACACCGTCACAGTCGGAGACAGCACCGGGGAATATGTGCCGCTGAACACCTCGGCGGTTAACGGTGCCCACGAGGCTCACGGCATCGCCGCCGGGGCGTACGATGCTTCCAGTGGCGCGGTGGACGGCGTGATCGTGAATCGGGACGCCGTGGTGCTGCTGGACGGTCTGGTTTGGCCCGACGGCATTACTACCGCCAACAAGGACGCGGCCTTGGCCGAACTGGAGGCCTTGGGCATCCAGGCCAAGAATGCGGTCTAGTCAATGAGCGAAACCCTCTAGGAGGTAACCGGATATGATCACCAATCCCTTCGATACAGACGCTTTCAGCGTTGTCGAGCTGACCAACGCAATCAATGTCTTGCCGAACAATTACGGCAGGCTTCGGCGCATGAATCTTATGCCCGTCCAGGGTGTGCGGACGCGCACCGTGATGATCGAGGAGAAGAACGGCGTGCTGAACCTGATCCCAAGCCAGCCCGTCGGAGCTCCGGGCACTCCAAACAAGACCGGGAGCAGGAAGGCCCGCACATTCGCCGTGCCCCATCTGCCCCTAGATGGTGTCATCCTCCCGGACGAATACGACGGCATTAGGGCGTTCGGTTCCGAGGATGCCATGGCGGAGCTCGCGTCCATCATGAATGACCACTTGCAGGGCCTCAAGGACAAGCACGCTATTACCCTGGAGTGGTTGCGCATGGGGGCCCTCAAGGGCCTGATACTCAATGCAGACGGCACTACTATGTATGACCTGTTTAATGAGTTTGAGGTGACCCAGAAGACCGTCAACTTCGCTCTGGGCACCGATGCAACCGATGTTCGCGGCAAATGTTTCGATGTGCTTCGCCACATCGAAGACAACCTGCAGGGCGAGGTCTATACCGGCGTGCATTGCCTGTGCTCCTCCACCTTCATGGATAAGCTCATCAATCATCCGAATGTCTACGATACCTTCCTGTATCAAAGCTCTGAGCGCTTGCGCGAGGATGTGCGGAAGGCTTTCGACTTCGGAGGCATTCGGTTCGAGGAGTATAGGGGGCAGGCGACAGACATCGAGGACAATACCCGGCAATTCATTGCGGACGGCGAGGCCCACTTCTTTCCCCGCGGAAC